CTTTTCTCCAGGATGGAATCACAGCCAGTGGACAGACGATCAGAGCCGGACTTCCAAGTATCTGGATGGCTTTACAAGCCTTGTACGTTTTGCCAGTTCCGACTTCCGAGGCGTCGAGACAGACTTTGTGACGGCGAATTGAGCCAACGATGCGACTTGTGGACAATGTTTGCCAAGGCAGCAGGCCGTTTGAATCAATTTCAGGGTCCGAAACGCCATTGGAATCGGTTTGAACTGGCTTTTGGCAATCTGTTGGCTTCAGGGCAGTCCAACGCTTGGCAATCCACTTGCAGGTCGTGGAACACTTTCCGACTGTGATTCCAGCTTCGGCCAGTTTGGCTTTGTGGGACTTGTAAACGCTCCAAAAAGGATGCCCCTCAGGAACTGGAGCGACTTCCAGAAACTTAGGACCGCTATGGGTTTCGACTTGCTTCGGAGCAGACCAATCTAGCCCAAGATTCGGGTCATTTTGAACCTTGGCGGCTTCCTGCTCCCGGAGCTGTCGTTCAAGAATGTCTCCCTGTGGATCGTTGTAGTGAGGGATTTCCAGATCCTTGAGCTGTGTGAGCCGATACCTGGAGCAGTATTCCCACGCTTTGAGAATCTGAGCAGATCCCCAAGTGCCGATTGAACGACACAGATCCTGTCCAATGGCCTGATGAACCTTACCCCAGCCTACACCGTTGATTGTCTGTGCTTGGTCTGGATTGGCTTCGGTAAGACGGAGGACTCCCGTTTCCAGCCTGGGCAACAAGTCGTTAGCGTTCATTGTCGTCTTGGGAGTCTGTGGGTTGGTGGCATTCACGGATATGCTCGCATCTCATGCAAAATGGGTTCCACTTATTGTCAGTGGTAAACTCATGGCAAGGTGGACGGCAGTCTTCGATTGTTGGCTGATAGAACGAAGCTAGGTCACAACGGCAGGATGATTTTTTGGGCGAACTCATTTGAGAATCAGGGTGATATTTCGTTTCCAGTTCCGATTTCCAACAGCATCGGCCGATGGAGGGCAGTATCTGTCAGCCAGGAACAACAGGAATGGACTAGGCTTGCCAGCTTTAAGCCAGCGGTTGTGGGTGTTTTGGATCGTGTTCATGCAGACCTTTCGAGGATTGGAAGTCTGGACGCTGAGGATCCCATACGGATGCCGAGTTTTGCAACCGCCCTCGACCTTGAATATGGCGTCGGCAATTCGATTGGCCTCGGAGGCAGGAAGAGCAGCCTGGATACACCTGACAGAGGCGAATAGGGCCAAGGAGAGCAAGAGGGGTTTCATAAGGTACCGATCAGGCGGGAACGATGTCGTGAAGCATCTTGGAGGCGACCGGCTTGCCGGTATCAGCCCAGGTGGCGTGCGCCTTGTACTTGTGGCCATTGCCTTGCAGGCTGCGGCCCCAGCTCTTGTAGTCGAGTCGCACAGCGCGATCCCCGATGCGAGCAGGGACCACATCAAAGCAAAAACGGCTGGCATGACGAACCGGAGAATGGACATAGGTCTGTCCGAATCGCCGGGTGAGAACGATGTATCCGATCATGTGCCCGATGAGCTGAGACGAGGTGAGTGAATCAGTGGTAGTGATCATGTGAGTGTGAGGGTTAGGTGTTTCGCTTTCGACAGGGACAATTTGCCATACCTGCGCACGGGAGTCTATCATTTTTTATCAATTAGTGGATACACAACAGGTAACTTGCTGGGAATGAACCAGTTACGGGAGAAAGATTTTTTGTGCGCGGGAAGAAACTGGTGATGGACTTCCAGTCAATCCTCCTGGGTGTTGAGAGCAGTCACGCGAAGACTGGCTGAAGATTGTTGGAAGAAAGGGCTTGCTTTTTTGAATTAAGTTGGCTTAAAATCCGCGCACAGCGCGGAACTGCTAGTGCTGCGGCTAGCGGCACGTTAGCCCGTGAGGGCGTAAGCAGTGGAAGTCAACTCGTTTTACAAAAGGCCGCCCCAAAAGCGAGCCGAGTCAGTAAAAAGAGAGATACTATCTAGCCCCTGCGGGTCCACCGGGGAACAAAGGTGGATTGTGTTTACAGCCAACCACTTACTACGCTTGTTTCTGATCGCTGCGCTCCTTGGGACAGGCGTCCCCCCAGGCTCGCTGCGTTCGCGGGAGATGTTATCTCCCCCCGCACGGGCCTATAGCCCTGCCGAATCGCTATTTTGGGAGGCGATCGGCTGCTGCGCGTGCGGGCAATGGGGCTAGAGTACAAGGATTCGCACGTTGGTGTTCCACCCTGGCGTACTAGTTACTAGTGGGCGCGAAACTAGTAGTTGTTGGAATTAGCATTTTTTACTTGTGATTTCAGGCGGCCCCTGAGTGATTGTTCCACGTGGAACACTTGCCAGCTCAGGAAACTCAAAACCCGACGCTTCACCTTACCTTGTACGGGTACGGGGATGTGCATCCACTTAGTTTGATGAGTTGGGTTGGCCTGACTACGGAACTGGCGAAAAGTAGCGACTGGAAAGGGGATATGCGGCTCGTCCGCGAGGATGCGCTCATTTCGAGAAGTAGGTGTCGCGCAACAAAATGGTTCCTAGACTCGGGCGCGGACGTGTGGATTCAGATTGACCATGACATCGAGTTCCAGCCGGAGGACATTTTGGAGTTGGCCAAGATAGCTCACGCTCGCCAGGCAGTCGTTTGCATTCCCTATAGTTGCCGGTCACTTCCGCCAAAACCGGCGTTGAGGGTCAAGGTAGGTGCGAAACCTTTGGAAGATGATCCCAGGCTAACACCCATCACTCTGTTTGCTTCTGGGTGTGTCGCGATTCCACGGGAGCTGTTGGAAGACTGTTTGGACGAGCTGTCGAAAGAAGAGACTGACCTGCCGATTGGTGTCCAGTGGTGTGACGACTCGTTAACAGGCGGACAGATTCCTACCCTCTGGATGCCGTTTGCTGCGGAAGTGAGGGATAGGCTGGAATACCTGTCGGAAGACTACGCGGCCTCGTTCAGACTAGCGGCTTGTGGCGCGGAACAACTCGCTTTTGAACCTCGGACGCCACTCAAACACTGGGGGGATTTTCCGTTCAGGCTCGCAGGCATTGAGGTGAAAAACTAGGCGTATGGCGAAGGCGAAGGCAGTTTCGCTCTACACAGTAGCCAAAGCTCTGGGAATCTCGTCCGAAAAGGTAGGAAAAGCCCTAACGAATGACCCAAGGCTAACGCGGGAAGAGTGTGCCGAAATCCAAGCCAAAGCACTAGAGCTAGGCTACAAGAAAGGCACACCTGGGCTTCATCACAATTCCGTATTGTCGCACGAGAAAGCCGCTATCGCAATCGAAGGCGAATTCTTGGGCAAGCCAAAGGCCCAAATCTCACGCGAGATGGGAGTTAGCTCAGCAACCGGAACAAAGTATATCAAAGGGCTAGAGGTTCCGCTTGAATACCCTGAATCAGAGGAAGAGTGGCGCTCGCAGGTCACTCATTTCATGGAGGTTGCGCTATGGAAAGGAACAAAGCGACTTGCCCAGTCAGGAATGGAGGAAATGCAAGCGCACCAGATTCCCATCTCTGCCGGAATCCTAACGGATAAATTGGCAATGATGAAGGGCCAGCCTACCAGCTTTAGCGTTAACGTTCATCAGACTATCAACCATCGTGAGTTTCTCGACGAGCTGAAAGGTGCAAAGCAAGCTCAGGTTGTGGACGCGGACGGATCGGAATAGTGGTGCACAATATCTGTTATATTTAGTTGCCCAGCCTTGACCCCACCAGATACCTAGGAAACATGAAACAAGACACAACCAATGGGGGGGAGGGGGTTGGCAAGCTGGATGGCGGCCAAGGGGCGACGGGTTCCCTAAACCAAAAAAATTCCATAAATGATTTATATTCAAGGGTTTGTCCAACTTGTTGCAAGTCGTTTGAAGCGCAGCGTGAGCGTGGTGTTTTTTGTGGTGCGCCGTGCCAGTTGAAGTGGTGGGCGGATCAGCCTGAGCATCCGGTTATACCGAGAGTTGACCACAAGTTGCCGAACGCGGCTGCGTTGAGGGAGAAACGGATCCGGTTGTTGTTGTTGGAGAAGGGAGATCCGTACAGTTTTGGGTACATTCCGGATCACTGGGAAGTGGCGAACAAGTATTGGCCGGACACGTCTGAGATGTTGGTGTCTGGTGGGAATCGTGCAGGCAAGACGTTGTTTGCGGCCAGGAAGGTTGTTGAGACGCTCTTAAGTGGTGAGAACAAGAACGTGTTGTGTTGCCACACGAGCAATGCGACTAGCGTAACTGTCCAGCAACCAGCGATTTACAATTACTTGCCTGTGGCGTTAAGGGCGACGAAGAAGGGCAAGATTCACTACCTGAATTATTCAAGGAAGAACGGGTTCACGGACGGGTCGTTTATTCTGCCGAATGGTTCACGGTGTGATTTTTTGAACTACACGCAGAGCGAGAACACGATTGAAGGGCGTGAAGCTGACTTGATTTGGTGTGACGAGTTGGTGCCTCAGAGCTGGGTGGACACGTTGAGATACCGTTTGGTTACGCGAAGAGGCAAGTTTTTGGTGACTCAGACTCCATTGGAAGGGGTGGCATCGATATACAAGGAATTTGTAGCTGGCGCGGCTGTATTGGAGTGGGCACCGGGGCAATTGTTGGAAGGCAAGTCAGGGGTGGTTGGGTGGCCGACTGGAAAAGCTCCGAGAGTGATGGAGCGCAAGGAATTGGGCAGAAAGACGGTGTTCTTTTTTTCAGAGGACAATCCGTACAATCCTTGGGACGAGATGAAGTCAAAGTTGGTGGGGGCTCCGATGGGGCAGGTTTTGACTCGGGCGTATGGGTGGGCGACGGACAACGTGGGTAAGGCGTTTGCTCGGTTTCGGCCTGAGACTCACTGTGTGGACGTGAGCAAGATGGCTGATGGTGGAACACTTTACATGGTGTGTGATCCGGCAGGTGCGCGTAACTGGTATTGTTTGTGGATGGTGGTGTACGAGGATGGGAAGAAGGTTGTTGTCAGGGAATTTCCTGATTTTGCGGGGTATGGAGAGTGGGCTTTGCCGAGTGAAAAAGCGGATGGCAAACCTGGTCCAGCGCAGACATTGAGTGCAGGGCGTTCAATTTCTGAGTACCGGGAGTTGTTCAGGCAGATTGAGACTGAGATTGGGCGAGGTGAACCGATCATGCGGCTGATTGATCCCCGGGCAGGTGGAAGTCCTACGATTAGCGCAGAGGGTGGGACGACGTTGATTGATCTATTGGCTATCTCAACGGATGAAGACGAAGGAATGGCGTTTGTGCCTGCGCCTGGAGTTCCAGTGGATCAGCGAACAGCGACGATTAATTCAGAATTAAGCTATGACTCAACGAAGCCTGTGAGCATGTTGAACGAGCCTAAGCTGTATATTTCGAAGGACTGCCATAACCTAATTTATTGCCTTTCTGAGCATACTGGAAAGGATGGTCAAAAGGGTGCGACAAAGGATGCCATTGATTGTCTTGGCATGTTGTTGGAGTCCAAGCTGGAGCATATCGGAGCTGGTGGCTTTGATACCATTGGTGGCGGCACTTATTAAGAAGGATCAACATGGAAGAGATGCCTGACATGCAGAATTTCAAGAGCGTTGCGTCGTTTAAGCGGCGTGATCTTGACCATGCGAACGATGCGATGTCGCGTGTTGGACCGGAGCCTGAAATTGGTGCGTTGATTGAGGAACTGCGACGTGCAGCGACTGATTACGGAATTGGATCACGGGTCCAGCGTGTTGAGAATACGAGGTACTGCCGGTGGACTGGCCAGAGTGAGGACGGAAAGAAGTGGAATGAGAACGGGCCGAACAAGCCTGCGTTCCCTTGGGATGGAGCCAGTGACACTCGGATCCCGTTGGCGGACGAAGTGATCAACAACATGGTGGATCTGTCCACGACGGCGTTTTGGAGGTCCATGATTCACGTTGCTCCAGTGAATGTGGGGACGATGGACAATGCGGTCACGATGCACAGCCTGATGGACTTCGTGATGTCGCAGAAGATGTACTATGGTCTGACGCGCGAGGTGGAGTTGATTTCCCAGTACTTGTGGACGTATGGCTGGGCCGGATGCCATGTGACCTGGCAGCAGGAGATTTCCCAGAAGGAACAGCATGTCTCGATGGACCAGATCATCCAGATGGCCCAGCAGAGTCAGCCTGGAAGCATTTTGGCGGACCTGCCAAACCTAATTCAGAACCCGGAAGCAGACGATCAGGTTGCGGAGTTGTTGATTGGAGCGTTTCCGCACTTGAAGAAGCGACGTGCGTTGAAGGCGGTGAAGGATTTGCGGCGTGAGGGGGAATGTGAGTTTCCGGTGCCGTATGTGAGCAAAAATACGCCTCAGATTGCTGCGTTGTGTCCTTGGGACGAGCTGGCTTTTCCGCCTGAAACGACGGACGTGCAGAGTGCGCGAGTGGTTTTCCGGCGTGTGTACATGACCGAGATTGAGGTCCGGCAGAAGGTTGCAACGGAAGAGTGGGACGAGGAATGGGCGCAAGAAGCCATCAATGCGATGGGCCGGTTTTCCAACTACTCGGACTACACGTACACGATTGGATTGACCAACAATGCGCTGATCAACCGTCAGCATTTGATTGAGATTTGCTACGCATACCAGAAGGCCATTGATGAGGATGGTGTTCCAGGCGTGTATTGCACGGTGTTTTGTCCTCAGGTTGGCGACAAGTGGGGCAAGTTTGAGCTGTTGGAATACAATCACGGTCAATATCCGTT